GTAAGTACTTAGAAAACTAGTAGTTACAGTTTGAGCATCGCTTAATGTTTGAGTATCAGCATAGTTGCCTACAAACCCTGCGAGAACTGTTTGAGTATCTGTTAAGATTCGTGTATCACTATAGGTAGCAACAAGCCCTCTCACACCTGTTTGAGTATCTGTTAGAGTTTGGCTATCAGCATACACTACTGTAGTTGCAAGTGCACCAGATTGCGTATCCGTTAAGGTTTGTGTTTCTACACAAGATACTGGGTATAAGGCACTTCCTAAACTAGCGAACGGTGCTTGTGCAAATGCATTAATACCAAACATTAATCACCTCTTGCTGGTTTGTAGGCTTTGGCGTTGATCTGCACTTGGAAACATGCATTGTTACGCTTATTAACTTCACGCTCTATTATATGGTATGGTCGCCCTTGAAGCTCTTTTTGCACTTCTGGCATGAGGTCGTACCCAACTTCAGTAACCCCTATATCAATACCACACTGCAGACCTAACGTAGTCTCAGAGCCACCTGTCTCAATCGTATGAAGGTTTCTTTCTTGACTAAACATATCCACACCGACAGGTGTTACTTTCCTACAATGCGTAGGATCGTGGTGGAAGTTCTCGTGTAAGTGATGAGGCACTACAATCTTTATAATGCCTTGGTCTTTTAGCACACGGTAGAACTCTTTCCATATGTTTAGGTAAGTTTTAGTATCTTGACCCAGATGTTCTAGCACGTGAGTTAGAGTAATTTCATCTACTGAGCTATCCTCAAAAGGCAAAGTCTTCTCTAAGTCTGCTACAACATCGGGCTTACAACGTGGGTCTTGATCTACATTAATGTGGCCTTCAAGTTTGTTATACCCACATCCAAGATTCAACTTCATATTAGTTAGAAGGTGGTACGAAGTTATCTAGTTGCGTTTGTATAGTATCTAACTCAGCTTGTGTAGTAGCATTGGTAATCTCAACATTGATTAACTCGTATCGTGTTTGAGCGTCTGCAACTACTTGTGCATCGTAGTGAGTATTAGGGTTGCCATCAGTTTCAGTTTGCGCTTCATAAGCTACAACTTGGTTGAACTGGCTTGAGTTTTGACCCTTCATATTAGACTTACGGCTATCAATAGAGATATCATAAACTGTCCATACGATCTCAACAGGGTCTTTAGTGCAATCATAGACTGGACCATTTAAGCCTTGTTGGTAAGGTATAACAGTAGGGATAATCTCAACGGCATATCTCCAACCATCTTGGCCTACTGGCACTGGAGGCGTAGTATCCCAACATTGGGCCATTTCACCGTTTACTACCTGAACGTATAATTGTGTCATTTTTATTTCCTTTGTTTATTGAAATTGTTTAAGAGTGGGTGGCTATAGTGTGGTAAGCCCCACTTGCAATTTTTAACCAAGTTGTTAGTGCCCCTACTTGTACAGGACTAGAACGATTAATGTCATTGCCTAGACCTAACTGTCCTTCATTATTTCGACCCCAAGACCAGAGCGTACCATCTGTTTTAGTTGCTATAGAAAAATCATTCCCCGCTGCTATATTAAGCCAAGTGGTTAAACTACCTACCTGTTTAGGGCTTGAGTAGTTAGTTGTATTACCTAAGCCTAACTGTCCACTGGTGTTCTGCCCCCAAGACCAGAGCGTGCCGTCAGTTTTAGTTGCTATGGTGTGAGTATACCCCCCCGAAACAGAAAGCCAAGTTGTTAGTGCACCTACTTGCACAGGACTTGAGCGATTAGTTGTATTGCCTAAACCTAACTGTCCTTGAAAATTATACCCCCAAGACCAGAGTGTACCATCTGTTTTAGTTGCAAGAGTATGATTACTCCCACATGCTATATTAGACCAAGTTGTTAGTGCACCTACTTGTTTTGGGCTTGAGTAGTAAGTTATGTTACCTAGACCTAATTGTCCATAACCGTTTGGACCCCAAGACCAGAGTGTACCATTAGTTTTAGTGGCTATAGAGTAAGTATATCCACATGCAATTTTTAACCAAGTTGTTAGTGCGCCTACTTGTTTAGGGCTTGAGTAGTAGGAAGTTGTGTTACCTAACCCTAACTGCCCATAAATATTTTGACCCCAAGACCAGAGTGTACCATCAGTTTTAGTTGCAAGGGTGTGTTTATCCCCCCCCGAAACAGTAAGCCAAGTTGTTAGCGCACCTACTTGCTTAGGACTTGAGTAGTAAGTTGCGTTACCTAGGCCTAATTGCCCAGCATTATTTTTTCCCCAAGACCACAGAGTTCCGTCTGTTTTAGTTGCTAGAGTGTATCTATTTCCACCCGAAACAGAAAGCCAAGTTGTTAGTGCACCTACTTGCACAGGACTAGAACGGTAAGTTACATTACCTAGACCTAACTGCCCTTGAGCATTGGCTCCCCAAGAGTACAACCCCCCATAAAGTGGTAAATTCCCAGCAGTGGGCCAGTTGCCTTGTTTTATCCAGTATCCCGCTTGCTCCATTGTCCATACACCTGAAGCAGAACTGTTCTGATAAGCTCCTGATGGTACTACAGGTGAAGACTTAATTACGCCTCCGGGATACTTAGTTGACATTTAGTTCTCCAATCTTTCTTTAATTAAAGCAAACGGGGCATCCCACTCGCCAAATATTTCTTGTCTAATTAGTTTCATACTGTCGTAGTATGGGGTTGCTTCGCCCTCTAGTGCATATAGGAAGTAGGGCATAATTGGTGTCACCACCCACGTGTCAATTCCCATAGCTGCTGCCAAATGACTTACAGATGTACAACTACTTATAACCAAATCACAACTTGCTACAGCAGCTCTAGTATCTTCCCAACTATTAAGAGGCACTTGCTTAACCCACATAGGCGTAGCTTCTACACCAGCATCTCTTTGTAAACTTATAAACTCGTAGCTATCATTCTTAACTGCATCAAACATCAACTGGTAAGGAAAGGCTTTGTGGTGCTCATGTTCAAACTGTGTAGAGCCCTGCCATCTTAGACCAATACGTTTCTTTCTTCCCTTTATTGTAACAGGTTTAGGTAAATAAGGTGCACCACTAATATCTTCTAATTCAAAGCCTAACGGTACTATAGCACTCATACCAGCAACCCAAAAGTCATGATAGATACCAAACACCGCTTCATGCTGAATAACGCTCGACACACCCTCTACATTAACGAATAAAGACGCTAACTGACCAGAGCAAGCCACGATGACTTTACAACCCTTCTCGGCGATATACTTTGCATATCTAACTTGGTGTATTTGATCGCCTAGACCACCTTCAAGATTTAACAGTACAATCCCTTTAGTTTTGCCATCCCACTGTGGTGTAGGTACATCAGGTTGTTTATTGCCAAAGACTCCAGCAACACGCCCTCTATCTAATAACTGATAGCCTTTTTGAATCTGACCTTGTCTTAAGAGATACCAACCACGATTATAAGCAGCTCTATTGTTACTTGGCTCTGTAGCCTCTAACTTCTGCGCTATACGCCAGCCTTCAGCAAAATCACCTGTAGTAGATGCAGCTAGTTGAAGATCCAAGTCATGTAAGTCAGGCATTGTTCTAGGCTTCTCTAACCAAAACTCAGGCTGGCAAAATGAGCCATAATAAGAACCTAGCACATCTTTAGGGTGCTCATTGTGTTGTCTTTCAAGAACAGGTTTTACATCATGCATACCTTTAGTACCATGCAACTGCTCATCATCCTCAGCTACAGTAGAACCGTCAATAGCATTAAAGTCGTATTCAAAATCAGGTAATTCTAAAAAGTCATGTATCCGTTGTAGTTGCTCTTTAGGATTAGAAATTAAGTCATCGTACTCAATAAATAAGAAGTTATCTGGTGCCGCTAAGTAACCGTTCTGTAACGATATGTACGCAGCTTTTAAATGATCCATCAACTGCCCAGACTCCATAAACTCATCTAAATCTTCAGGCTTGGCAATACGTACAAATGATGCCGCACAATCAGGAACAGAACGAACAGTAGCAATAATCTTTGGTTGATGTCCTAATACTTGAGCCATAGCAGACATAATCTGAGCTATAGGCCAGCCACGAGACTTATCAATAATAACGGGTTTATCTACATCTTCATAAAAGGCATCAATCGCACCGCGCATAGTTTGCGCTAACTTCTTACGCTCTGGGTCGTTTTCGTTTAGTAATCCAGCAGAATGCCACGTGTTCGCCAAACCATCAAGTGCATGAACCAACCCTGATGTAGTAGATACATGGGTCTGTGAGTTTTGATTAAGTATCGCTGCAAGTACGGTAGAACCTGAACGTGGTACACCTGATAAAAAATGTAATGTTTTTTTCATAATTTATTCACTTTATTGTTATTAAGACATTGTATATATACATTAAATTAATTAAGAGTGGATGGCTATGGTAGCTTGTTGTCCACCTGCGGTTATTTTAGACCAAGTTGTAAGGGCTCCTACTTGTTTAGGGCTTGAGTAGTCAGTTGTATTACCTAGACCTAGTTGCCCATCATTATTTCTACCCCAAGACCAGAGCGTACCATCTGTTTTAATAACTGTTGTATTGGCAAAACCTCCTACTACAGTTGCCCAAGTGGTAAGAGCACCTACTTGCTTAGGAGAAGAGTAGCTAGTTACGTTACCTAAACCTAATTGCCCAGAACTGCCTTGCCCCCAAGACCATATTGTTCCATCTGTTTTAACTGCTAGAGAGTGGTTTGAGCCAGCTGCTATTTTAGCCCAAGTGGTAAGTGCACCTACTTGGTTTGGGCTTGAGCGATAAGTTATATTACCTAGACCTAATTGACCATTAGCATTAATCCCCCAAGACCATAAGGTTCCATCTGTTTTAGTTGCTAGGCTAAATAAATTCCCTGCAACTATATTTGACCAAGTGGTAAGAGCCCCTACTTGATTTGGAGATGATTTATATGTGCCCACACCTGATGTACCTAAACCTAATTGCCCAACATTGTTTTCTCCCCAAGACCATAAAGTACCATCTGTTTTAATGGCTAGTGCATGCGTCCGTTGCGTAGATATCTTAGACCAAGTGGTTAGTGCACCTACTTGTACAGGACTAGAGTAATTGGTTGTATTGCCTAGACCTAACTGACCGTTAGCGTTATATCCCCAAGACCAAAGAGTTCCGTCAGTTTTAGTAGCCAATACATTACTTAGCCCACAAGATACTAAGCTCCAAGCAGTTAGTGCCCCGACTTGCTTAGGGCTTGAGTAGCTAGTTGTATTATTTAGACCTAACGTACCATTATTATTACGCCCCCAACCCCAGAGAGTGCCATCTGTTTTGGTCGCCATTCCATTATAAAACCCTGCGGTTATATTTAACCAAGTGCTAAGAGCGCCTACTTGCTTAGGACTTGAGTAGCTAGTTGTATTATTTAGACCTAACTGTCCATAATTATTTAACCCCCATGACCAAAGTCCCGGCAGACCTGTCCAAGTTCCCGCAGCTACGGCTTGCATTTGAGCCTGTGGCGTCCACATGCCTGAATATTGTACGTATGGATAAATTACTGGCATTGTATTTTCCTAATATTTGAGGGCTATGGTAGCAGTGCTACCGCATGAAACTTTATACCAAGTAGTAAGAGCACCTACTTGTTTAGGGGATGAGTAGTTGGTGGTGTTACCTAGACCTAATTGCCCACTGGCATTATACCCCCAAGACCAAAGAGTGCCATCTGTTTTAGTTGCAAATGATGAATCTGCCCCCGTAGTTCCATCTATAGTAGACCAAGTTGTTAATGCCCCTACTTGCTTAGGGCTTGAGTAGTTAGTTATATTGCCTAGACCTAACTGCCCACTACCATTATTCCCCCAAGACCAAAGAGTACCGTCAGTTTTAGTTGCTAAGGTATGAGCATCTCCACACGCAATCTTAGACCAAGTTGTAAGTGCACCTACTTGTACGGGGCTGGAACGGTTAGTAGTGGTGCCTGAGCCTAATTGCCCAAAGGAATTATTCCCCCAAGACCAAAGTGTGCCATCGGTTTTAGTAGCTAAGGTATAAGCATTACCACATGCAATATTAGACCAAGTTGTAAGTGCACCTACTTGTACAGGGCTAGACCGATTAGTAATGGTGCCTGAGCCTAGTTGTCCACTATTATTTAAACCCCAAGACCAGAGCGTACCATCGGTTTTAGTAGCTAAAGAAAAATAATTACCTGCAGATAAGTTTAACCATGTGGTTAATGCCCCTACTTGTTTAGGGGAAGAATAGTAAGTTATATTACCTAAACCTAATTGCCCAAACCTATTGCTACCCCAAGCCCAAAGAGTACCATCTGTTTTAATCGCCATAACCCGTCTAGTTAAACCTGCTATAGTAGACCAAGTGGTAAGTGCACCTACTTGTTTAGGGCTTGAGTAGCTAGTTGTATTCCCTAAGCCTAACTGCCCTTCGGTATTACTCCCCCAAGACCAAAGAGTCCCATCTGTTTTAGTTGCTAAACTAGAAGTGCCTTCGCTTACAATATTTAACCAAGTTGTAAGTGCACCTACTTGCTTAGGGCTTGAGTAGTTAGTTATATTGCCTAGACCTAACTGCCCAACACTGTTGTCCCCCCAAGACCAAAGTTCATAGGTGTACGTTGGTGGCGGAGGAGCAGCTAGAGGGTTAAAGAGCCCTGCTTGTATGAACCCTGCTAAATATCTTTGCGACATTCTAAGCTCCTTAAGAAATTTCTTCCCATGAAGCTGTTACCACCAAAGCAGTTGATGTACCCGCAGTAGCCCCGACAGACTTATCCTCAAGCAAATAAAATGTTGTAGTTTTATCTGTTACGATCAATGAAGCGTACGCTGGCACTGAGATAGTTGAAGCTATTGGATATGCTGTACCACCTAGAGCCGCTGCGCTATACACGTTAATAGTGATATTAGCTGCTGAAGCTGAAGTATTGGCTACGACAATAGAGTCTATTTTATAGACCTTACCACTTGATGCTGCATTACTTACTAGAGAAGTTGCAGCTGTTGTAGTTAGTGAAGTTGTACTGGTGTTACCGTAGATTGTAGTAACTGCCACTATGTTTGGATTTGCCATCGTTATTCCTTAAAAATTAATTAACTGCCTAAAATCATTGCAAAGGCTATAGACTGTCCTTTGGTAACACCAGAAGATGATGGTACAGGTGTGGATATCCATGTTGTACCATCACTTGTTAAAACATTGCCTGATGTTCCAGGCGCGACCTCTTGTAAAGGACTAGCATTATTGCCTAATAATACACTATTAGTAGTATACGATTTATTTAATGATGCAAGATTAAAATTAGTTCCATCGCAATAAACTGTACAAGTTGCACCATTTGGTATAGATACACTAGTTCCTGAAGAAGCTCTAATTAATATAGCAAAACCACCTGTGGTGCTATTTTTAATGATATATGTTTTTTTAGCTAAGGGCGCTATAACGTCTCTAATTGCTGCATTGGTTCCTGAAACAACCAGCACTGCTTGTCTAGCTTCATCCGATAAACCATTGAGATTAGTCAATGTGTAATTAGCATCAGTCATTGTTATGGCTTGTACGCCAGCAATAGATTGCTCTAACAATGTTCCTAAATTTGTATTAGTTGTGGTGCCCCAAGTACCAGCTTGCTCTCCAGAACCTATAAGTTCTATTCTAAGCGAGGGGGAATAAGTAGATGGCATCGTAGGGTTCCCTAATTAAACATTGAAAGTAAAAGACAGAGCAAGGGCTTTGCCAGTAGTTAAACCAGCTACAGCTGCAGTTGTCTGAGTAGTATTATCAGGGAACTTTACTCCACCACTAGTAGATTGAATTATCCCAGCGACTACAGCATTTCCAGATGCGTCCAAATTAACAGATTTAGAAGCAGGATATGTGCAAAACACATCTTTAGATCCTGCTGTGAACACCACCAGAGCATTTGCATTAGAAGATGACAATACTGTAGTCCGAGCAAGAGTAGTTCCAGATAGAGTATACGTACCTATACCAACTTCCCAGTTAGCCCCACCTTGGTCAGCTATGCAGTAGTACGTAGTATTGCCATTACCAATTACTGAAAAGGCTTGGAAACCTGTTGCCGCCCCTAATAACGTCGCCGTTCCAGTGCCCACTACAGTTGTAGACTCTTTTACTCTATCGTTGACGACTAATGCCATTAGTATTCCTTATTACGCAGCTGTAGCAGTATATGTTACACTTAACGTGTCACCAGAAGTTACAGTTTTAGATCCTGCAGTAAAATCACCAGCCGAAAATAAAGTTCCTGTAGTATTATCAATAGTAGCTGAGCCACCAATATTAATAAAACAACCAGCAATTGTTCCAGAGCCTGTCATTGTAAAAACAACAGCTGATGAGGTAGCTTTAGCACCAGCAGCTGCAACACTAAATACAGGTGTTTTACGATTACCAGAATATGTAGGTGCATTAGCAAGGCCTACTTCAAGCCAACCTGCGTGTGATGCTTGTGTGTCTCCAACAGCAGCGGTGCCTGAACCTTTAAGACCCATTACAACTGCCCCACCTGCTGTATTACCAAGAACAGTGTTCATAGTAAAGTTTTTACCAACAGTGGTCACTAAGTTGCCAATAACGTCAACCCATTTAATACTGCCAGATTTGTCATGACATGTAATTTGATACGTGCCGTGTAAGCTCATAGCCTCGTCATAACTTGCGCCTCTATTTACAGAAGCTGAACAAGTATCACCTACGTTTGTTTTTTCAATATGCATTTTAAATCCTCTACGAAATTCTAATAACAGCTGTGGTAGCTGTGGCTGTTGGGAAAGTTACTGTAAATGTGCCAGAAGCAATCTTATCTGAACCAAAATCTAAAACAGCTACAGCGGCGTTAGTTGTACCATTATATATCAAAGCGCCGCGGCATAAGAAGTTAGATAATAACCATGACACATTATTAAATGATACATATGCAGTACTACCAGAACTATCGGGAGGAATCGGCGTTAACACTTCCCCTCCTGTTATATAACCAGTACCAACCACTTCATCACTTGTTGTATAAACCAATGTATCTGCATTTAAACTTGCATTAGCTGTATACAATGCAATCTTATATACTTGCGTAGTTCCTGTTGCAAAGTTTTCTAACCCGCTTAATAAGTTTTTTTTAAATATGGTACATTGTGTTTGAACTATCATAAGCTGTTATAAGGTATTTTAGTTTGATTATTTCTGTATGCGTCACCACGTTCTAAACCATCGCCAAGACGTTTTAATTGAGTAACCGCTTCTTGATATTTTTGTTCATAATACCCAACCATATCAGCTTCGCCTTTCATAAAGATCATAGCCTCACGCATAGCCCCATAGAACAACACAGGGTCGTAGTTGTCACCAACCCAGCTAGTACCCGCTGTAACTATAGACTCTGGATAATAGTAGTAATGCAACTCTACCCCGTAATTAGCGTCAGGTGTTGGTACTACTATTAATGAAAGTTCTGTAGGATCTACAAGTTGAGGGCCAAAAATAGCATAGTACTTCGGAAGACCTGTATCTGCCGGGTTTGGATATGCCTCGCGTATAAAACTTACATCCTTATCAATAAGAAAACTGTATGAGCCCAAAGCGTCTATAGCTGCAAGTGAGTACACAGACATAAAATCTGAAGGGCATGATAAATATTTATTATTACTTGTAAGCGTACCTGTTACGTTTTTTCTAAGTACAGGAATCTGTACACTATTGTATATGCGTTGTTCAGCCTCTTTGACAAATAACGGAATATTAGAGACAAACAACTGCTCTGTGTTTTCCGCGTAATCTTGTATTGCTTGTACTAACGCTGCATAATTCATTGATTAACCCATTGGCCCACGAGCCATCTTGCCTTTAGTAGCGGCACCAGTACCTCTAATTTTAATACCAGTTGTCTTAATACCTTTTTCAGGTACACCAGCTCCTTCAACATTTATCACAGGAACTGATTTAATTTGTGGATATTTACTATTATCTGTTTTAGCCATGTCTATCTCTATGTTATAGTTACTGAACTAACTTGCCCTATTGCAACTAATGCGTTGGGTGTTAAAACTGCATCAAATTGCGAAGCCCCACCTACTGGTGCCCAACCCCATTCAAATATCCGTGAACCACCAGAAGGTTGATTATTAATATCCAAACCTGAAACCTGATAACTCGTATCTCTACGAGGATTACGCAATGCTTGTGGATCACTTACTGGATACATACCAAGACTTAATTGCGGTTGATCAGGCTCCCAACATGTTGGACAAACTAAGATATTGGTTATCTTAGTCTTTATTGTTAAAGGCTTCAATCTTTTTAATAAGTACTCCATACCGCAACGGTCACATTGCGATATCGCAATCTTACCTAGGGCGTACTTAGAACTCATACGTATTACTCTTTTTGCGGTTATCCACAGCCGGGAGTATTTGCAAGTTTAAGGGTGTATGCAGCCCACTAACAAAATCTCCTTGCAAAGGTATTATATGATCCACTTCATATTTTACACCAAATGCTTTAGAAAACTCATTAGCTAACCAATAAATATGCGCTATAGTTTCTCGATCTTGGGATGTCTCCCATTTAGGAGTAGCGTTTAATTTACTTGCTCTTCGTCTAGCGTGTTTTATTCTTAATTTATCTGGATTATTAATGACCCAATTACGTTTAGACGCCCTTACAATATCTTTGTTATTTTCAGCATATTTTGCTTTATGTTGCCTATTCAACTCTGGATTAGCCAGTCTCCATTTCAGGTGTGCCTGCGCTCTACGTTCTGGATGCAATAGGGCATACGCTTTATCTCTAGCCTTTACATGCTCAGAGTTATTTAGCTTCCAATCTTTTTTTAACTGTGCAATTCTAGTTTTATTGTCCTTTCGATATTGTGCCATATAGATAGATACGCATTGTTTGCAGCTGTTCCCTCTTTTTGGAAACATAGTTATATCTTTAGTAGCAAAACAATCAATACAACTTTTCATCGGCTAAATGACATTCTAGGCACAACTCTTAACGGGCTTTTGTCTCTATTTTCTTGAGCTGCCAAATCAAACTGCTCATCATATACCGCCTTAAGCGCTGCACCTCTATTTATATCTATATTAGGAAGCTTCATAGCTAAATAATAAGCTAAGCCCGCAACTAATGCTGGTAGGAATAGATAAGGTATATCTTGCGTATTTACAGCATTTCCAGCATCTTTCAATCTTCTTAGTCTCCAGTACACAAACGTATATTGACTGTCTGGAGCTTGCGGCGTAGGCCACACATTAATGGTTGGATAGGCTATTCCTGTTGGTGTTGTTGCACCTGTTTGCCTATTTATCCAAACTTGTATAGGTTTACCTTGCGCGTTCTTATTAGGAATTGTCGAATAGGTAGAACCTGAAATTCTTGATATGGTTAAGTCAGATTGATTTTGACCTGAACCTGTGCGTATCACATGGTCAAGCAAATCTACAGTATCAATAGGCAGGTCATACACGGCTTGCCCAGTATGTAAAACAATTTGACCTTGCTCTACTTCCCAAAGGTTTAGACCTTTGTTTTGCCATTCTATTAATAACAAATTTAAGGAGCGTCTAGCTGTTTTTAAATCATAACCACTACGAAGCTCAGAACCACACCTCTCAAAGGCTTCTTCTATAAGTTCGCCAAGATCTAAATTAAATGCAGTCGTTGCCGTAGTAGTCATTTTCTACCCTGTCTATTTTTGGTAAGAGGAGGGCATGATTTAACTACCCTCCTTTTCTTATCTATCTTCTTAGGATTTATATCTCCCATCCCACGTGATGGACGCATCAGCAGTATCTACCTCTTGTTTTACCACGTTGAGCGCATCCATCACCACGAGAAGCAGAAGATGCTTTAGGTTTAGAAGAAGTCTTTGCTACAGGTTTAGAAGAAGTCTTTGCTACAGGTTTAGCTGTCGGTTTAGCCGATCTAACTATACCGCCTTTAGCAAAAGCTTTTGCTGCAACTTTACCACCTTTCTTCATAGTATTGGCTGGCGATAATGCAGGGTCTCTAACAGGCATTAATTTGTTTCGTATATCATTGACATATGCCGCATCAATACCTCGAGGCATTGCAAACACAGGACGAGTTTGTATTTGAGCACCTGAACCAGCTGGGCCTCCACCCATAATGCCGCCACCTCCACCAACTGAGCCTCCGCCCATAATGCCGCCACCTCCACCAACTGAGCCTCCGCCCATAATGCCGCCACCTCCACCAACTGAGCCTCCGCCCATAATGCCGCCACCTCCACCAACTGAGCCTCCGCCCATAGCATAAGGATTGCT